AAGGATCTAAAATTGATTATTATTATATTAATAGTGATAATATAGTAATTGATATATTCATTAGACAAGATAATATAGAAACTAAAGAAATTATATTAGATGATAATATTATTAAAATAGTAACATTAAGTAATCAAATAAAAATACATAAAGAATTATTACAAATTTCTATTAAAAGAATAGAATACCGTAATAAATTACAAAATACACTAGATAAACTTCTAAGCATATAATATTTATACAATATGGCAATAACTCACACAGGATCCTTTAATTTATCATTCAAAAATGAGCACATCATTTATGAAAATGAGATACGTTGTGTTGTTAAAGAAAGTGAATTTAATTTAAGTTACAATCCATCCTTAACATCAGACGAAAGTGGATCTCTATATGGATTTGCAACATCATCATCATTTAATCCTTACGTTACAACATTAGGATTATATAATGATAATAACGAATTACTAGCAGTAGCTAAATTCGGAAAACCACTTCTAATATCTCCAGATACAGATATGACGTTTGTGGTTAAATATGATTTATAAAATAAAAATAAAGTTATGTTACAAGTCACTACAGTTGATGAATTAATCAACAATGAAAATTTTGATATTAATGAATATGAAGGTTATATCTATATAACCACAATTCTAGATACTGGTAGAAAATATATTGGTAAAAAGAATTTCTTTCACAATACTAACGTTAAATTAGGTAAAAAAGAATTAGCTAATTTATCTACTGCTCGAGGAAAAAAACCATCTAAAAAGAAAGTTACTAAAGAATCTGATTGGAAAACATATTATGGTTCTGCTCAAGAAATTAAAGACAGCGTTAAACAATACCCAAAAGAACGCATTACACGTACTTTAATTCGTTTGTGTAAATCCAAGAAAGAGTTAACATATTACGAGTGTAAATACTTATTTGATTATAATGTATTAGAACCTAATAGTGGATTTATTAATGATAATATACTAGGCAAGTTTTATAGTAAAGACTTGGTTGTCTGAGCTAATGTCAGTATATTTCGCCTAATGGAAAATGCTGCTTTAATAGTATTATTGGAATCTATACTGGGGAAAGGCCAATCAACAAGCAAAGGTAACTATGCTTTTAATTGTCCTCTTTGTACTCATCACAAACCAAAATTAGAAATTAATTTAAAAACAAATGCTAAGAAGGAAAATCCATGGCATTGTTGGATATGTGATTCTAAAGGTAAAACTATTAGATCATTGTTCAAAGCAATTAAAGCACCATCAAATAAATTATCCGAATTAAAATTAATTATACAACCAGGAGCTAGAGAAGAATATACTACTCATGAAGCTATTGAATTACCTAAAGAATTTATTCCATTAAGTAATTTAACATCTCAAGTAATTAAAGATAAAGTTGCACATATTGAATCAAAACATGCGTTTAGATTTTTAAAACAAAGAGGCATTATGCCTGAAGATATTATTAAATATAATATTGGATTTTGTAATGATGGTCCATATGGAGGTAGAGTAATTATTCCTTCTTATGATGATAATGGTAAATTAAATTATTTTATAGCCAGAGATTATAAAGGATTATCACCAAGAAAATATAAAAATCCCCCAATGTCTGTAAAAGACATTATTGGTTTTGAATTATATATAAATTGGAATGCTCCAATTATACTTTGTGAAGGTATGTTTGATGCCCTTACAATTAAAAGAAATGTTATACCTTTATTCGGTAAGGTATTACATCAAAAGTTAATGACTAAATTAGTTAAATCCGAAGTAGATAAAATTTATATAGCCTTAGATAAAGATGCTATTAAAGATGCTTTAAAACACTGTGAGAAATTAATGTCTTATGGTAAACAAGTATATTTGGTAGAGATGGAAGGAAAAGATGCAAACGAAATAGGCTTTGAAAGTTTCTTAAACACAATAGAAAATACATACCCGTTAACTTTCCATGGATTGTTAGCAAAAAAACTAGAATCAATATGATCGAAAAAACCAACAACATTCTAAAAGACAAAAAAATTAAACGTATTTTAGAATACAATGATGATTCCAAACAGATTACTATAGGTGATCAACGTTTTTACCAAAGAAAACCAAAAACATTTTATCCATCTGTAACGTATGTTTTATCATATTTTCCAAAAGGTAAGTTTTTTGAAAATTGGATGAAAGATGTAGGACACAATTCAGATATTATTGCTAGAAAAGCAGCTGATGAAGGTACTGAAACTCACGAAGCAATTGAAAAATTCTTAAATGGTGAAGAATTAGTTTGGATTGATGAATATGGTAAAGCAAAATATAATTTGATAGTATGGCAAATGATTCTACGTTTTGCTGATTTTTGGAATACAGTTAAACCTAGATTAATTGCAACTGAACAACATATATTCTCAGATGAATACAAATATGCTGGTACAATCGATTTAGTAGTAGAGATTGATGGTAAAATTTGTTTGTTAGATATTAAAACATCTAATTCACTTCATACATCATATGATTTACAATTAGCAGCTTATGCTCAAGCATGGAATGAAAATTTTGATACTCCTATTGAACAAACAGGTATTATTTGGTTAAAATCAAGTTCCCGCGGAGCTGATAAATCAGGTAAAAAACTTCAAGGTGATGGATGGGCATTAAAAACACCACATAATACTTATCAAGAAAATTTACAATCATTCTTAAAAGTTTATGATATATTCAAACTAGAAAATCCAGACATGAAACCATATAGTGAAAAATTACCAATATCAATTAAATTAGAATCTTAAAATAAATGTGAGTTGTCACAACTCCTCTATTATATTTAATCATATTAATTAATTAAAAACAAAAACAAAAAAAAACACGTTATGAAAAAATCAATTTTATTTTTAGCTGTAGCAACATTAGGTTTTGCTGCTTGTACTTCAACAAATTCATCTTCAACCACTACCCCAACAACTGATTCAACTGTTGTTGATACTGCTGCTGTTGTTGATTCAACTGCTGTAACTGCAACCAACCCATCTACTGCTGAAATCGCTACTGAAACTAAGTAATAATTTAGTTTAAAGATTGAATATTTATAGGGGTGATTTGATTAGTCAAGTCACCCTTATTATATTTATATCGTATGATCAAATTAGTAGACATATTAAGAGAAATAGCTGAAAAGCCAAAAGCAATATTCCTAGCGGGCCCCGCAGGTTCTGGCAAAAGTTTCACACTTAAAACGTTAATTCAACCCGATCAATTCAAGGTCATAAATGTAGACGATACGTATGAGGAATTGTTAAAAACGGCTGGTTTAGGTATGTCTCAAAAAGATTTTGGTCCTGAAGAATTAAGTAAAGCTGCTCAATTAATGGGTCAAGCTCAAAAAACTACCAAAGAAAAATATGCTCAATTGTCTCAAGAAAGACAAAACATTATAATTGATGGTACTGGTGCAGCAATTAAACCAGTATTAAAGAAAAAACAAGAATTAGAAGATTTAGGATACGAAACATTCATGATTATGATTTGGGTTTCCCCTATGACTTCTCTAGAAAGAAACGTAGCACGTGGAGCCAATAATGGACGTGCTTTATTACCTCAAATTGTATTACGTACTTGGAGAGATGTAAATAAAAATATAGAAGGTTATAGAGATACATTTGGAAACAATTTTACAATAATTAACAATGATCCTGAAAACGCACAAATTGGATATAACGCTGAACAAGTTAAAAAATTATTTTTTGATACCGCTACATTTAAAGGAAAACCAAAAACACCCGAAGAAGCGGCTAAAGCTAAAGCAGACAAAGAACAATTAAACAACGATATAGAACAGCTAGTCCAAACTACCCCTGAGTTTGATACACCAGATCAAGCTAAATCAAAAATTAATAGCTTTATATAATGAATTTAGGCGAATATTTAGTAAACCTCTTATTAGAACAAGACCAAAAGACAATAGCAATATTTCCTGGTGCTTTTAAACCACCACATAAAGGACATTTTTCTGTAGTTAAAGATTTAGCTGATCAAGCTGATGAAGTAGTTGTATTAATTTCACCAAAATCAAGAGAGGGAATTAGTGCTGAAGAAAGTTATGCTGCTTGGGAATTATACGATTCTTTATTACCTGATAACGTATCATTTAAAATCGCAGCTGAAAGTCCTGTTTCTGAAACTTATGATGTTGTTAAAAATAACCCAGAAACT